CGCTCCTGCATAAACCCGTGCAGGAACAGCTCCAGCAGAGCGGCGGCGCGGTTGGTCAGATTTGTGAAATCCTTTTTGCTGATCTGCAGTTTGCCAGTCGTAACAACCTCAGTCTCCGGTCGACCAATAATCTGAATTGTCGGATTAGGCACCAGCGTCTTTGCACCGTCCGCCCCCACTTCGAAGAGCGGCGGCGTGGACTGCTCCATGACGATGCGCGGCGGGTATTGCTCGCCGCGGAAGCTGGTATCCCATTGCTGTTTTTCGTAGTATGCGACAAAATTGTCTAGGTCTTTCGCAAACGCGCCCATGATTTCTGCCATTTTGATACTCCCTTCAAAGTGTAAGTACTTCCCGCCTTGACTGGCGGGTGAATTTGCGTTCCGGGCAGAAGCGGCATTCGGTGCAGCTCCAGGCGCCGCGGTAGTTGTTGCGCGTCGGGCAGAGTGGGTTGTAACAGATCCCGGAGCCTGCCCGCTGCGGGCCGCGGCTGAATTTTTTCTTCTTCGGTTCGGCTTTTGGTTTTTGGGCTGGATCCCTCTTGGCGACGAGCGTGGCCGCGCGTTCTTTCCGGAAGCAGCCGCAGCTTTTTGCATGCCCGTTCCGGAGGTATTTTCCGTCCTTGCTGCAGATGGTCCCGCATTTACACCGGCAGATCCAGTGTGCCGTATCTCCTTTTTTGCTGGTATCCCGCCCGATGACGTGCAAATACCCAAAATCTGTGCCCGTCAGATCGACTACGTGCGACATTTCCATTCTCCTTTCGTCAGGGGCCGGTCTCCCGGCCCCTATGCAGGGCGGACTTGCACCGCCTGCGCCTGCGCGTCCCCCTGTCGCCGCAGACGAGCTGCCCTTGTCTGCTCAGACAGCTTTCCATAAGGAGGTAACACGATGCCGCCGGGCGATCCCGACACCCGGCGTGGGGTAACGTTGACGGTTCCCATCCGCGCGCACGTTCCACACGCGCTTTTTATCCCCGGCCCGCGGGCTTGAGGTTTCGCGGGCCGGGTGCAGAGCCGGGGTGATCCTCCCGCAGCCGTCTCATGGCGGAGCGGCTGCGGCATAAGTCCGAAAAAATATGGTTCCCCGGCTGATTGCCGACATCAATCCTCGGGCTGGCTGATGTCCTTGTGCCGCAGCCCGTCGGCGTTCTCGGTCAGCGGCAGCGCCTGCCGCCGCGCGTGCTCATCCGGGTTCCAGCCGCACCGCGCGCAAAGATCCGGCGCGAGCTTTGCATACGGACAGGCATTGCCCTGCTTCGGCAGCCCGCATGCCTCGCGCGGGCTGCTCTCGTTTTTTTCTTCCGGCATGTTTAAATCTCCTGTATGTCGATCCCAAATTTTGACCGCATGAATTTGCGGTTGCGCAGATACTCCTTTGTCCGCGTCGGCTTGGACTTCACATCTTCGACGACGAGCTTGCCGCCGAATTTGTACGAAAAGTCCGCCGTGTACCGGATCGCGCGGATCCGCTCCCCGGTCTCTGTCACATAAGATTCCTGCAGCGTGAATTGCGGCTGCAGCCGCAGGTCGGAGATGATCCCGGCCCGAAGCATGACCATCAGCTCGTCATAGCGCCGGGCTTCCTTCCGGCTGGCGAAGCGCAGCTCGCCGCGCGTATCCTTCCGGCTGCCGTACTTCGTCTTCCCATGGCTCCCCTTGTGAAGGGAAGCTGGCGCCGCAGCGCCTGAGAGGTCAATCTGCTGCCGTGCATAAAGCTCCCGCATCCTCGGCGGCATGTCCGCCATGGATTCAAACCGCAGGCCGCTCATTCTGTAACTCCGTTTGTTCGCAGTTTTCCGTCTGTGCATCCAAAATCTGCGTGATGATACTCTCCAACTGTTCTGCAGCACGCATATCCCTCGCACCACGCTGCATACTTACTGTGCCTGCAGTCCTTGCACCGCACCACCTCCGCAACGTCGGCGGCGGGCTGACGCAGCAGAAGCGTTTTTACCCGCGGAGGTGTCCAGTGCGGATTTTCCGCGTTGCAGGCTTCAAAATCTGCCAGCGCCGCTTCGCGGCTGATGTAATCAGTCATCATTTACCCTCCTGTTCCATGCCTCAACGGCTTGTTCTTCCGTGCCGTAAATATACACACCACCCAAAATCCCGCCATCGCACTCATAGCTCGCAATCGGGCATCCCGGGTTGTCCTCGTGAGCATGGTGAAGCATAAAGCCAAGCCTACTATAGGGATGAATGCTAACTTTACCGCCACAAAACGGGCACGGTTTCAGTTCAGCCATCCTTCTTGCCCTCCAATTTGCCTTTGTGTTTCTTCACGAGCTCCTTCGCTAAGTTCAAGCCGACTAACGTCGGCGGCTGGCACTTTTTCAAGTAGTTTTACTGCAACGAGTACGGCGCAATTCCCGCACAGCCCAATGTCCGAGCACGTTCTGCATTGCTCCAATTTTATGTATTTCAGTGCCGCTTCGCGGCTGATGTATTCGTCAGGCATGGTCAACCTCCAATTTGCCTTTGTGTTTCTTCACGAGCTCCTTCGCTAAGTTCAAGCCGACTGCAGTATAGTCAAATTCGGAGTCCCCGATAGCCGGTTCAACGCATCCTTCCGTCCCGCCATATGTGCCATAATGCTGTTCGAAGTCACTTCCGTCCGGGAAACGCACTGCATAGCCGTCGTACAGGTGCTCTATCGTGCATTTGATTCCAAGCTCGACGCAAAAATGGTACAATGCGCGTATTTCAGTGTATTTTGCTGGAAAATCTAACGTTCTTTCCTCAGGCGGCAGCACCACCACGCGCCCGTCCTTGTCGGCCTCGGCAAGCTCGCTGAGGCGGTCAAACCCGCCGCACAACTCGGCAATGTCCTCGTAGGCTTTCAGCCGTCCGTACAGATCGCGGGCCATCTTGCGGAAAATATCCTTGCCAAAGCCGTTGCTCGTTGGGCCGTTGATTAGCACGTTGAGCGTGCTGTCCCGGCTCTGCTTCCAGTCGATTTCCTTGCCGCCGATCGCGGCGTGCAGAAATCGGTCGGTGCCCGGGTCTACGTTTATATTAGGACTTGTCAGTCGTTCCATGTTTCAGCCCTCTTTCCGATGTATTCACAGTACGCACGTTCAAGCCTCGCGCCTGCGCTTTCCGCTGCGTCCGGCAGGAAAACAACCGCGTCCGCCACGTCGATCATTGCAAAACAGATCCGCATATAGTCTGCTGGGGCCATGCCCTCCGGCAGCTCGGCAGGATTGAGCACAGTGTTCCCCTGCCAGCCCAGCTGTATTTCTGCCGCTGCAAATTTATCCCGATACCCCGGATCTCCGGTGATTTTACCGGCTATGTAAACCTTCACGGCAATTCCTCCACATACCGCCAGCTCTGCGGCGGGCGGGTGATCAAACTTAGCTCAAAGCCGTCTTTTGTTGTCCGCAGGCCAGTAAACTCGCCCAGCTCGCGCGGGGTATCGTAAATTTTAAGATCATCGATCTGCATGCCGTATCCGTGCTCCGTGCCCAGATACTTGTATATGTCCTCGCGGGTGAGGCAGGCATCCACCGTCGCCCATTTGGGGATCATGCAAAGCGGGTAGACCGTGCCGATCTTATTGCAAGTAAATTCCGCAACGACTTTCCCGTTGGCGTCCTCATATCCAAACGCCTCCGCCTGTTCGCGCTCATAGGCCGATTCCGCCGTAATAGCCGGCGTCCCTGCGTTGGCTTTCACCATGAGCGCCCCCTTTCCGCCTGTGGTACAGTAGATATAGCACTTAAACGGCACACCGCACTTCGGCGCGGTCTTGCGGATTTCGACCGTTTTACTCCCGTTCAGGATCTTCCGAGCCCACTCAGGGCGGACGCTGATCAAAACAGCTTTACTCATGCCTTGCCTCCTTCCTACTCCATGATCCCGAGTTTTTCTATCGTTTCCACGTAGCAGCTTTGGCAAATATAGCAAAGCGTTCTTGCAGGGCTATACGGCTTTCTAACCAGAACGCAGATGCTATTCTTTTTGAGCCGCTCACGCCCGCATTTTGCGCATTTACAAATGAACCTTTCGTCTGCTCTCACGCAGTCGCAATCTGCATCATAGATTCCCATTCGTTTTAACCCTCCGGCGCTTCCGGCAGCGGCATCCAGTGGGTGACTATACTGCTGCAATCGCCCTCTGCACAGCACCGCAGCGCCTGCACGATTTCCTGCCCTGTCATGGTTTTTCCTCCCTCCCCGGCGTCAGCTTGGCCAGCATGATCTGCCCCAGATCCGCCATGTAGACCAGCCGCCCGCGGCTGTACACCATCAGCTTGTCGCCCTGGATCTCCATCCGGTCGGCCTCGATGTTCGTGATATCCTGGCAGGCGTCACACACGAACCTCATACTAGCGCCCCCGGCCGTGTGTCCGGCGTGTAGTGGAGCTTGGTTGCGCGGGCGTTCTGATGGTACTCCGGGCGGGTGAATTTATAGCCCCAGTGCTTGGCTGCGGTGAAAAGGGCCGCATAGCCGTCCTCGGCGCGGACGGTCACTTTCTGGTCTCCATATGTAACGGAAAAGTGGTTCTGGCCGGTGTATCCGGCCTGCGCGATCACGGCGGGGCACCGCGGCGCCCGCTCGCCGGGGTAGTCGATACTATTTCGCAATGTGTTTGCGCCTCCTTATCTGGTTGTCGGCATGGACCATCTGCTTTCCCGCTGCTAGATCGGGCTGCAGGCTGTCCCTGTCGCGGTGGTTTACATCGTAGATGTGGTTCCGGATGCTCTCGTAGAGCGTCCAGGTGCAGCACCCGGCGCGGCATGTGCCGCTTCGGTCCGGGCAGTTCCGGCCGCAGGGCGGCGGGATGGGCCGCATGCGCGGCGCAAAATAATTCACTCCGCTTCCTCCTGTACGTGCTGCAGCCATGCCGCGAGCGTTTGCAGCGCCGTCTCGCGCTGCAGCAGGTCTTCGACCGTGTCCCGGTCGACGCGCGGCATGCTCTGCAGGATCTCCCGGTCATTGGCGCAGTCATCGGCAAAGGCCAGGACGGCGTCGATGATGTCGGCCAGCTGATCCGGCCGGAGCTCGACCGGGATCTTTGGCTCGTCCTTCACCGGCTTCACAGGATCCCGTAGGTCGTCAGGCCCAGCGCGATCGCGCCGGTTGCGACGCAGGCGTCGGCCATCTCTGCGTACCCGGCGATCACCGCCAGCACAAAGGCCGCGCCGCCCAGCCACACGCAGCAGGTCTTCGCCACCCTCCGCATGGCCTCCCGGTACCGCAGCTCCTCCAGCAGCCGCTCCTGCCGCTCCCTGGTCTCTTCCTCCGGCTCATACCCGAGCCGTTCCGCAAGATTGGTTCTCATGTTGCACGTTTCTGCCTTTCCGGCAGGCGATCCGCCGTTCTGGTCCAGCAGCTGCAACTGCTGTTCCAGTGCGGCGATCGTTTTTTTCTTGAGCTCATCCACCCAGCGCACCCCCTTCCAGATCCAGAATCTTCTCGATCGCAGCCTTGACCTGCTTGCCCTTCCGGGCTCCATTCAGGATCTTGCTGAGATACGTCTTGTCGCAGGGGATCCCTGTCCCCTCGACCTGCGCGGCCAGCCAGTCCTGCGTCTTGTCCAGATCGATCAGCCGCTTGCGCACGGTCTTCCCGAAATTTGTCATGCTGTCTCCTTCTTCGCTTCCTGCATCCGCTTGACGAGCCGCGACAGACGGGCGTTTTGTGTCGCGAGCTTCTGCGCGTCCAGGTCAAGCCCCTTGCGCTTCAGCCCGCCGATGATCTGCGCCGCCTGGCACTCACACACCATCGCCGCTTCGATCAGATCGTGCAGCTCCTGCGCATCCAGCGTCAGGGTGTAGGTCTTGACGTTCGCCATAATACCGACTCCTATGTACGCGCCTTGCGGCGCGTTTAATTGCTGGCCGCGGGCAGACGCCCTTCGGCTGCAGCCCGCTCGAGGATCTGCCACGCCACGCGGCGGGCGGCCTGCCGGTTGGCTTCTTTCTGCTCCGGCGTCAGCCGGCGCAGGTAGTTGTCGGCGATATACGCCGTGCAGTTTGGAAAATGATACTCGGCCACGATGTGCGGCTCTTCGTCCGCGATCGGGTCATACGGCTTTCTCATGGGTCAGCCTCCTTTCGGCGTTAGTTTTTCCAGATTTTACAGCTTTACGCAGTCTGTTCGTCCTGCTCCTTCTTGCTCTCCTGCGCCAGCATCATGCCGTAGGCGATATCGCTCAGGCGCTGGAGCTGTTCGTCGGTCAGATTCCCGGACTGTTTTTTCAGGTAGTCCATGACCTGCTTTTCCTTCTCGGACATTGTTCTCACCTCGTATTCTTGTAAGTACGTTAGCATTTTCTTAAGCTGCTTACATCATACACTAAGTCAATTAACTTGTCAAGCCCTGTTTTTTAATTAGCTTAATATTTTTCTTGACTTTTGTCGGCCCGTGTGTTAAGCTGGTTACATAAAGGAGGGATTCAATGCAAACTTTTCAGGATCGTCTTCGCTCCCTGATTGACGCACTCGGCATTACAAAAACAAAATTCGCCGAAGATCTGCATGTTTCGTCCGCATTTGTCTCCATGCTCTGCTCCGGCAAGTCTCTGCCAAGTGACCGCACGATAGCGGATATTTGCCGAAAATATAATGTGAGCGAGACCTGGCTCCGCACTGGCGAGGGCGAGATGAAGCAGAAGCTGACGAGGAATCAGGAGATCGCCGAGTTCATGGGCGTCGTCATGCACGACCCGGACGACTCGCCGCGCAAGCGGTTTGTATCGATCATCAGCAAGCTCAGCGTTGACGAATGGCAGCTGCTCGCCGAGATCGCAAAAAAAATGGCCGAGGACGGATGACCGCCCTCGGCTCTTTTTTCTCTATGCGACCAGTCCGCGCAGGAAGCGCCAGACCAGATCGAGTTGTTCCGTCGTCGCAAGCCGCAGCATGCGGCGGATGTCCTGCAGGTAAAAACTTCGCGTCATTCTATCCGTTCCCCCATTCTTCCACAAAAAGACCGTTCATTTTTTGTTCATTTTCCCGGTTGTGCTTTCCTCGGCGGTGGCTTACAATATTTGTAGGTTCCTTTTCCTGACTCGCATGATTATATTAGAACATACGTTCGATATTTACAATTATGAGAGTCTACAAAAATTTACATATCAAACTGGAGGTTTTGCCATGAAACAGACATGGCGCAGGGTTCTGCTTGTGCTGGTCTGCTGTGTGCTGGCCTTTGTCGGCTGGGTCGGGCTGCTCCGTCTGGCGGACACGATCTCCGCCGCCTGCTCTTACAAATCTTCGCCCGCAGAGCTTCGCGCGGCGGCCGACGCCGCTGTGCTCCCCGCCGCGGATCCGGCCTTTACCGGCAGCGCGGAATATACAGACGCGGAACAGGCCGAGGCGCAGGCCGAGTATTACGCCAGCATCGGCGGTGACCCGCTTGATGTGGAGCCGTTGGAGCCTATCATCGGCGATTTTGTATCATTCATCCCCGGCACGCTCCCTGCGCAGGCCCCTGCCATCTCCGGCGCGTCGAGTGAAAGCACGCAGACGTTTATCGTCAACACGTCCAGCCGCTATTTTCACCGCGTCGGCTGTCCACACGTCGATCAGATGAGCAGCGCGAACCGCTCTACCATCACCTGCTCCCGCGCTGAAGCTGCCGCGCTTTATACGCCGTGTAAGGATTGCAATCCGTAGGAGGGAATATGGCGAAACGCAAATCAATTATTCCCGGTTTTAGCTGGAACCGCGCGATCGGCATTACGTCAGCAAAGCAGAAGATTGCCCGCGCTACCGGAATTCCGACGACAAAGCAGGGCCGAAAGCGTAAACTGCAAAGTTCGTTGTGGACTGCCGTTGCGTTTGGCGTTGCAGCTTCCGCATCCAATCGTCAATCTGCTCCGCAAGCCGCTTCCGCTCCCGTTCCTGATAATACTTCAAAAGCCAGAAGCGCTATCTATGCCGAGCGAGGCGATATGCTCTCTGCTGCCGCATATGCCATTTTCGAGGCTGGAACGGCTTCCGTTTCTATTTTGCAGCGCAAATTAAAGCTTGGTTATTCGCAGGCCGCAAGCCTTATGGACGAATTGTCCTCCAATGGCGTTGTCGGTGCTTTCGATGGCTCCGCGCCACGTGAGATCCTTATGACGCCGCGTGAATTTGAATCTGTTTTTTGCCCGCAAAAGATTGATCTACCGGAATCCCAGCCGAATGATTTTGTTCACGCGGAAGCCGGCTTCCCTCGTGCAGTCGATCCTTCCGCCCCTGTTTCTCATCGGACAATGTCGCAAGAGGAATACGAGGGCGCTGTCCGGACCCCACGCATGGTGCGTAAGATTGTGCTCATTCTGCTTGCGGTTGGTGTTGCTGTGTACTTTCTGCTCAATTATGTTTTCCCTGAGTTGCTCTATTATCTCGGCTGATGCTGATTGAGATTCGCCCGCGCCGCTGGCCGAACAACGGCGCGGGCTTTTGCTTGCGCAGGCGACCGGGAGCCGTCCTTGCGCTTCCAGCGTATGCCTGTTTTTCGTTTTCAGCAACTACCAGTTATGAGAATTTATGAGATTTTTTGAGAAATCCGCATTTTCTGGATTCTCATTTTTGGAAAGGATCGTGGAAACCTTGGAAACCTGCGAAAATCGCATCCGTTCAGAGCGTTTGTCTCGCGGTATGACGCTGAACGAGCTGTCCGACGCCTCCGGCGTTTCCGTCGCCAGCCTCTCGCGCTATGAGCGTGGCTGCGACGTCCCTTCGTCCGCTCTGCACCGGATCGCGGACGCGATGGACACGGACAGCGCTGTGCTGCTGGACCAGCCGGATAAAATGCCGCGCATCGCCGAGCTTGAGCTGCGGCTCAAGCATGCCAACGTGATCATTTCCAAGCAGGAACAGATCATCCGCCAGAAGTCCGGCGAGGCGCGGCGCAAGGATGTTTTGATCTTCGTTCTGGTGTGCATCGTTCTCGTCGCGCTTCTGTCGCTCCTTGTCGACCTTTGTAATCCCAATATCGGCTGGGTTCGCTCTTCCGCGCTTGCATCCTTTGTTCCCGTATAACCGCCTGCCGCAGTGGTGAGAATTGGCTTATGAACTTTACATCTACCTGGAAAATCGCTGACCCGCTCGCGCAGTACATCATTTACCTGCGCAAGTCCCGGAAGGACATGGAGGCCGAAGCCCTCGGCCAGACCGACACGCTCAAGCGGCACCGGGCCGCGCTTTTGTCGCTGTCCGAAAGCCGCGGGCTGAACGTCGTGGAGATCTGCGAGGAAGTCGTGACCGGCGACTCCATTGCCGTCCGGCCGGAGGTGCAGAAGGTCCTGCAGCTCGTCGAGACCGGGAACTATGCGGGCGTCATCGTCATGGAGGTCGAGCGTCTGGCGCGCGGTGACACCATCGACCAGGGCATTATTGCCCAGACCTTCAAGTATTCCAACACGAAGATCATCACGCCGAACAAGATCTATGATCCAAACAATGAGATGGATGAGGAGTACTTCGAATTCGGCCTTTTTATGTCGCGGCGGGAGTACAACACCATCAAGCGCCGCCTGTCCCGAGGCAAGGAGGCGTCTCTGCGCGAGGGCAAATGGATCTCCGGCAAGACGCCCTTCGGCTGGCTGCGCGAGAAGCTGCCGAATGACAAGGGCTACAAGCTCGTCCCGCACCCGGAGCAGGCCCCCATCCTGCAGCAGATCTACAACTGGTACACCGGCGAGAGCTGCGCGCGCATCGGCGCGAAGGCGATCTCCACGCGGCTGAACAGCCTCGGTGTCCCGACCAACTCCGGCAGCCTCTGGCGCGCGGACTCTGTGCTGGATATCCTGCGCAATCCGGCAAATGCGGGCTGGATCAAATCCGGTGGCCGACCGGAGACGAAGCGCATTGTCGACGGCGCTGTCGTCGTCAGTCGTCCCCGTACCCGGCAGGAGGATCTGAAGCTTTATAAAGGGCTGCACGACGGCCTGATCTCGCAGGAGCAGTACGACAAGGCCGTCGCTCTGAGCTATTCCAGCGCCAGCCCGCGCGGCAAGGGCGCATGGGGGACCGTGACGAGCCTCGCCGGGCTCGTCCGCTGCGACCAGTGCGGCCGCGTGATGGTGCGCCGTCCGTCGTCCGGCAACCGCCGCGATACGCTCCTTTGTCCCTCCTACGGCTGCACGACCGTCAGCGCGTGGTATGATGATGTGGAGGACTCCGTGCTGGATGCTCTGCGTGGCTGGCTGCGCGAGCTGGAGCTCGGTGAGGCCGCTGCGCCAGATGACACGCCCATGCGCACCGCGCTCGAGTCCTCGATTGCCGCCGACCGCAAGCAGCTTGCCAAGCTGGAGGCGCAGGAGGCCCGCGCGTATGAGCTGGTCGAGACCGGCGTCTATACGCCGGAGATCTTCCTGCAGCGCTCGCAGGCGCTCGCCGCCGACAAGCAAGTCATCGTCGACCGCATCGAGGCTAGCCAGGCCACGATCCATGAGCTGGCCCGTGCCAAGCAGGCCCGCGCCCGTCTGGCCCCCGCCGTCCGCCGCGTCCTCGAGACCTACCCGCTCGCCGCATCCCCGCAGGAGAAAAACGCCCTCCTGAAAACTGTCCTGCAGAAAGTCCTCTACCATAAACAGACCAAATCCTACACCAAATCCGGCAGCGACATGCACGTCACCCTCTACCCCCTCGCAGATTGACGGTTATACATTTATTCGGTACGCATGAATGAATCCCATCTAAATATAGATTCTATAGCAAGCGGAAATCCCTCCTGTTGACAGGAGGGATTTCTTTATTTTGCGATATGCTCATAATACGCCATGAGCTTCTGTTCCGGCCCCGGGCCGTCTTTATCGAGCAGAAACGCCTTTGCCAGCGCGGCGTAGAACTCCGGGCGGTTGAGTCCGAATTCTACCGCGACTGGGTAGTAGTCCGAGTACATCATGTTCATGGCCACGCCCCACGCCCAGCGTGGGACCACAGGCGCCTGAATGCCCATGCTCTCGGCCACGGCTGTTGTCTGTTCCATCGTCCAGTGCGGGCCGGTTGTGCCGTCGGCGTTTTGCATGTTGGCCGTCCACTCTTTTGCATCGCCCTCGGTAAATTCCATCATTTTCGCGGACTCACGAAAATGGTCGTCCCCCAGCTTATACAGCGCGCAGATAGCATTCGCATATACCGTAACTTCTTCTGCGTGGCCCAGCGTCACCGGGCGTTCCATGATCTCATGCAACTGCTCTTTGATCTGCTCAATGTAATGCGCTTTCCCCATATCACGCCTCCTGAATGTACTTGTATAGATTGTCAATATCTTCCGCAACAAAAGTTAGTTTGCCGATAAACGGAATCTTTATCGGGAGTTTTCGTCCATCGAGCCGAGGTCTTGCCTTATTATAGAGCCTGTCAATGTCAATATCCCCGTGCTCATCCATAATTTGCATTGCTTTGACCCACGGGTTATCTCTCAGTACAAGCAGTTGCTCTTTGCTGCCGTCTGCCAGCAAAGACAACCCAACGCCTGCCACAAAGGACCGCACCTCGTCCATATGTGGGGATGCTACTGTATCAAAAAAGCGCAAAATTCCGCGCATGGCCTGATCTATCGTCACTGTCATGCAGTTACCTTCCTTTCGTGATTGGGGCGGCTATCGCCGCCCCGTTTGCTTATTTGTTGCAGCAGCGCTGGATCGGGTTGTAGAGCGTCTGCGCCGTGGTCGCGGTGCCCGTGGTGACGTCGGCGACCTGCTTTGGATAAAAGGTTGCGTTGACGTATGTGACAATGGAGTTATCACCGCAGCAGCGGCGCTCGGCCTCCATCTTGACCGCGTCAAGCGCTTCCTTGCGGACAGACTCGACGTCCTGCTTGACCAGCGTGAAGCTGTCCTCGGTGCGCTGGTTGTGGACGGCCTGCTTGCACAGTGCCTCATGGACGTCCTTGAGCTGCCTGTCGATATAACCGTACACCTCCAGCATCTTGCCGTCGTTGTACGTGTTGGCCTTGAGCAGCGCGATCTCGCTGTCCTTCGCTGCCAGCTTCTGTTCGCGCTCCAGATCGTAGCGCGTGACCGGCATGTTCTCGCTGCACGTCGGCTCCTGCTGGCGCGAAGCCAGCGCAGCGGCCAGCGCTGCCATGGCGGGCGTTGCCGCAGCCGCCGTCACTTCTGCGGCAGCCGCCCGGTTGTTCTGTCCGAGGCCGCCCAGCAGATTGCCGAGTCCGCCGTTTGCCAGACTCATCGCGGCGCCGCCGATGCCGAAGCCCAGCGCAGTCCCCGCGAGTCCCTTGCTTGCGTATTCCATAAAAAATCCTCCGGTAAAAGTAGTAAGCTGGCCAGCTCCTACTCTCATTCTGCCGCTTCCCCGGTTTTTATGGGGGACATTTCCGGGACATCTGTGTACCATTTGTGGGGCATGCTTTCCTCTTAAAAATTTTCCCAGTACCCCTCTTGACTTCTACACTTTTTTGAGTTTATACTAGGGGTGCGGAGAGATCCGCGAAAGAATCCTGAAATCTGGCACCGCACGATCCGCGGCACAACCATTTCAGGAATCTACAGAGATTGAACGTCGCCGTTCATCATCTGCCCATGAAAGCGGAGATCCCTTGCCGTTAAATAGGGAGCTAAAAAAGCGGAAATCCCTTGCCGTCAAGTAGGGAGCCAAAAAAGCGGAAATCCCTTGCCGTTAAGTAGGGGTTTAAAAAATCATGGGCAACTAAAAGCGAGACTTCTGCAGTCTCGCTTTTTCTCTCCCGGAAAGGTCGAATCTTGGAGAATCTTTTTATCTGCCACATCAGTGAGCGCTATATTTCCTTCCTCCATTCCCGTGACTTCCGTGTCCCGTTCAACAAGGGCCAGCGTCGCCCCTATGTCGGCGTTGTTCTCACTGTCGGGAGCTTCCGTTACTTCGTCCCCATGGAATCCCCGAAACCGAACCATGCCAATCTAAAGCCCGGCAAGCACATTCTGAAACTTGACGGTGGCCGCCTCGGTCTTCTCGGCTTCAACAACATGGTTCCTGTCCCTGATTCTGCGATCCTTGAATACGACATTTCCGCAGAGCCGGATGTGAAGTATCGCAACCTGCTCCTGAACCAGATCGAGCATTGCAACCGTCAGAAGCTTGCCATTCTGGATCATGCCAATCGTACATACTACGATGTCGTCAATGGAAAGAGCAGCTTCATCTGTAAGATCTCCTGCGACTTCCGCGCGCTGGAGCGCGCATGCAGATCGTATAACCCGAACTATCGTCCGAAAGCCAATCCCGGAACATAGAAAAAGCGCCATGAGCCGTTGCTCATGGCGCTTTCTCTTTGTCCGTTTTCCCTACCAGACGGCGGGCGATATTGTAGATGTGCGGCAGGCGGCGGGAGATGGTTTTGCGGTCGACGCCGATCTCGGCGGCGGCGTCCATCTGCGGGAGCCTGCCCACGATATAAAGCTTCACGATCTGCTGATCGATCTGATCCAGTATGCCCTCGTCAGTGACGCGCTCCCAGTCGCTGCGCGTGAGGTGTTCCAGCTCCTTCGGCAGAGCCAGCCGCGCAGTTATGCTTTCGTCACTCCCTTCGGCCCGCCGCCCGGGCGGGTTTTATCTCATGGCAGCAGCCAGTTTTTTCAGGAGATCATCGCCGTACTTGTAGTCGGCGAGATATTTGATCGTGTTGTCCGTAAGTCCGGCCTTTGCCTTGATGGTCTTCTTGGCGTCCTCGACGGCCTTATCGACGGTTTCCGTGTCGTAGTCCACCCACGGGAGCTTGCCGTGCTTCTTCCACACACGGCTGTTGTAGCCGCCCTTGACGCCGATGTTGCCGACACACGTAATCTGTACGCCGTTATCCCAGATCGGGGTACACTCGACCGCGAGGCCGCCTCCGATGTACAGGCCCCAGTGGCCGGGCATCCACAGGCCTTCTCCTGGGACGAGCTTGTCCCAGCCGGACGCGGATACGTCCTTGCACTTGGCAATCATACCGTCTGCGGAGACATCCGGGACGGCGTTTCCGGCGTAGCGGGCGCCGCCGTGGTAGGCGTTTTTGTTGCCGTTCCAGCCCCACAGGATCCCCTTTGTGAGATTCACGCAGTCAAAGCCAAAGTAGCCCTTTCCGATCAGCCCGCGGAATCTGGCCTGCTTTGCGGCGTCGTACCAGTCCGGGTATTGTTTTGCCTTCTCAGTGATGATCCCATCCGTGACCGGAGATCCGAAGCAGCCCCACATGTACACGGTCTTGTAATTCTTCGCGACTTCGATATGCTTTTTTACAAGCTCGGACGCTCTCATAACGTAACTCATACCCGCTCACTCCCGTACAGCTCGTGGTGCAGCTGCAGCACGGCGGCTTCGATCAGCTTGTCGATCGTTTCCACATCAAATTGAATGCCCTTCTCGGCGAGGAAGTTCACAACATACGCCTTTTTCGCCGCGCCGTCCGTCGCGGTGTACAGCTGCTCCGCCGCCTTTACGCCGATCTCGACGTAGGTACGGAGCGTTTGCAGCTTATCCGCGTCGATCTTCGTCTTGATCCACGGGATCAGAAATGCCGAAACGAGCGCGCTGATGAGCGCGATCACTGCCGAGATGATCTGTGTGTAGTCCATATGTATGCTCCTTTCAATCTTTCAGCACGATCTCTGCGATGCGTGCTGCCGCTTCCGGGCCGTATTTTTCAGCCCATTTATCCATGTACTTCTGCGCGTACTTCGCGCGGTTCTCGTTTTTTGCCTTCCAGAGATAAAACCCGCTGGAAGCTGTTGTTTCAGCCAGCACCGCAAGCGTGATCTCCGTCAGGTCTGCGCCTGCCGCGCAGGCGATAATGAGTGCGAGGCTGACGAGCGCGCTGCAGATCAGCCACTTCTTGCTAAACTCCATTGTGCTCACACTGCTTCTCTAGCTGGTGCAAAAACTTTTTTACATCGCCGTTGCCGCCCAGCTTGACGTATTTCTGCCCGGCGATCAGACGCTCGGCCATTGGCATTTCCTCCGACATGATGGTCAGCCGGAGGATCGCCAGATACTGCTCGTCCTGATGCTCCTGCATTTTCCCGAGCTTTTTGTCGATCTCGGCCAGGTGCGCCTCCTGCGTTGTGGCCTTGCCGCGCTTTTTCTGTATCGCGCTGACGACGGCATTGACGACCGCCGTCAGCGCGGACGAGCCGAGCACGGCGCAGACGAGCGTAACGATGATGGTTTTGGTGTCCATGGTGTTCTCCCTTCTGCGCGATCAGATCGGCACGAAGGCCGCATCCGTCCAATCCGCCTTCGCGCCCGCGCTCCCCATCCAGACCTTGGTCTCGCCGTTGTGGGTGTAGTAGGCGTTCTGGATGAGGGGCATATCGGGCTCCCATGCGATTGGGTTGTCCGCCGTGCCGGCTTTCACGGCCTGCTCGATGTACTCCCGTCGCACGGGAATGTCGTTGACGAAGAAGTTCTTCCAGTCATAGCCCAGCTTGTCCGACTGCGTGACGGTCGTGGTGATGCCGCCTGCGGCCTGCACGAGCTTGCCGTCCGTAATTGCTTTCTTTACCTGTGCCAGTTTAGCCTCTGTCATATGCCGCCTCCAGTTCCGCCAGCAGATCGCTGGCCGTTTTTTTGCCCATCTTCGCCGTGATGGTGCCGTCGCGGTTGTCGGTGATGGGACCGGCGAGGGTGAAGTCCGCGTAGTCGTCCATGTAGCGGTCCTCGGCGGTCTCGGTCGTACTCTTGACGGTTCCGTCCTCGTTCATCTGGACGTTGCCCTCTGCGTCCAGCACAGGGACGGCCGTGGTGTAGCGGTGGATCATGCCCCAGACGGCGCCGTCGCAGAACAGCGCCAGCGGGTCTGCAACCGCGCTCTTGGCGATGGTGACGGCGCGGCTCTCGCGCCCGCCCCAGTCGGCGTCGCGCATGCGGCCGGCGGCCGGCCGCGTCTCGATCTCCTGCCCTCCAATGGTGATGTACCAGGTGTCCATAAGTTCCTCCTGTCTATTGCTGCACGGCATTGGCCTGCAGCCATGCTAATAGTGCTCCTGTTGGCATTTCAGCGAAAGTCACTGTCCGGAATGCCTCTTGCGTCCAGCTCCCGTTGAAATATGCGTACCAAATATCGCCTGGCCCGTAAGAGTAAACAATGTTTGGCCGAGAGCCTGCAGTGATCATGAAATAGTCAAATTTTTTCCCGTTTGATGTAAAATCAATGGCTTGCTCAAAAACCATTATTTTGGGGGACTCATTTATGATCCACGTCAGCCCGTCGCTGAACTTGACCTCATACGCCGTCCCATTCACCAGCGTTCGGCCCCCCGATTTGGTAACTTGTACCAGCAATCAGGTCGGTGCCGCCTTTGATGGCGTAGGATGTGCCGTCTTTCAAAATGTGGTGTGTGCCCATGTGGGTCCTCCTTTATGCTGCCTGGCTGTAGGTGCCGTCGGGGTTTTGGATCACGGGGAAGGTCGAGGGGCTGGTGAAGGCGGGGCGGACGCCGTAACTGTCGTTGCAAAGCATATGAGTCGAATAGCCGCTAGGCATTATAACGTACACGTCTTTCTGTGTCCAGTTGGCCGGTGTACGCGTCCACTGTACAACACTATTTCCGCCGTAGTAAGCAGTGGAAAGTAGTTTTCTCACAGCACTGTCCAGTGGTTCTCCGTCAGTATCAGCATAATTGCTGTAGCCAAACTCTGCTGTCGACAGCAGGAACACTGCACGGGTCGTGACTGCTTTCTTGTTGCTTCCGTCATAGTAGTAGATTTTTGTCGTGCCGGCCGCAGACTGGACGTCCAATGTCAGCAGCTTGATCCAGGTTCCGTTGAGCCATGTGTCTATCGAGCTCCCGGCGAAAATCTTGCTACTGCTGTCAAAAATACGCTTGTCATAGCAATCCTTCCTCACCAGAAGTGTCCGCCCTGCGCCGTTCAGTCCGCTTTCGTAGTCGTGCTTGCAGACGTAGAACGGCACGGGGCTGCCGTATTCGTTCAGGTACAGGATCGCGCCGGGGGTGATGGTGCTCAGGGGAATGCCCTTCGAAAACGGTACGGTGAACGCCGTGCCGCCGATGAGGGTCTTCCCGGCTTTGCAGTCGTAGCCTGTGCCGCCGATCAGCTCCCGGCCGCCCGTCACGGAATAGGCCGTGCCGGAGATCAATGTCTTGTGCGCCATGGGGCCTCCTCACTCATATTGCCAGTTGATGGCCATGTTCTCGGTCGGCGTGGTCTCCGCGGAGACCAGCGTCTGCTTGGTGATGTTGCCGGTCTTCATATAGTCCGTGCCCGCCACGGCCACCGCCCACGCCGTCGGCTTCCCGCTGGCGTCCACCGCCTTGACCTTGATCAGGTCCCCGACGGCCGCGCCGGAGGCGAGGATCACATCTTGCTTTCCGTTCCACGCGTCTTTGTTGCTGCGCACGTCGGCGATAGCCTCGTCGATCTGCGCGCCGGTAAACTGGCTGTTGTAAGCCATACGATCACTCCTTCATACACAGAAAATCCTCGCCGTCCGCGGTCTTCAGCGCCTGCGACTCTCCCAGCGGGATAAAGCCGTAGTTGTCGTTCCAGCTGCCGTCCGCGCCCTGCGCGAACAACGAAATGCGGTATTCCCCATCACCGGAAAGCAGAAAATCGTCGTAAACCTCAAAGGTGCGCTGCGTGCCCGCCGGGGTCTGGGAGAAGGACGCGATCAAAGCGCCCTTCCCGCGGCCCCAATCCTCGCCGGACTTCGTCGCGCGGCACTCGAAGGCCGTGTAGGCGATGTCCGACGAGAAGGAAACGGTGATCGAGTCGAACCCCGAGACCGCCGAGATCTTGTTGCCCGTGATGGAGAATGTCAGCTGCGGCGCGGCCATCAGGCGGCACTCCAGGTCCCGGCGGCGTTCTTGACGAAGACCTTGACGATCTTCGTGCCGTCGCCGGAAGACGCTGCCTCGAGGTCCGCGCCCTTGACAGTGACGTTGATGGCGGTGTTCTTCTTGTAGCCTCCCTCCGTGCCGCTGACGTTGGTGGAGCCGCCCGTCGTCGGGATCTGGGTGCCCGCCGTGTGCAGGCTGCTCGTCGCCGGGACGACGCGAATGGTGTATTCCTCAAAGTCCACGTCGCAGACGAAGGAGAACGCCGCTGCATCGTAGCCCGTGACCTTCGAGATCCTGCTCTTGTCGGGGCCGGTGATGGTCACGGCAGGAATCGACGTGTTGAGCGTGATCGTGTCGCTGACTGCGGCCGTTTCGTTGCCGACGTCGTCGCGCATCTTGACATAGATCGTCTTGAGTCCGTCTCCGTCGGGCAGCGTGATGGATTTTGTCTTGGCGAATGTCTCCCACGACGCTTCCGCCTCGGTCTCCGCCGTCTTCGTGCCCCAGATCTTCATCTGGTATCCCGTCGTTGTCTCGTCGGAGACAGAGATCTTCGCCGTGACGGTCGCGCTGGTCGCGTACTGTGCACCGTCGTTCAGGATCAGCGATAGGCCGGCAGGTGCCAGCGTATCAAGTGTCAGATTGAAAAAACTTGCCATCTGGATTTATCCCCTTTCTTCGCTTGTGAGTTCAATGTACAAAAATCCGCCCGGTCTTTCGTAGATAGTTTTCGTGCCCAGGTGGGCGGATTTGATGCCCATGGAGCCGATGAACAGCTCCAGAATGCGTTTGAGTCCAACTGCCAGCATGTTATCCCTCCAACAGATACAGTGTCCGCGCGTCCTTTTTGTCCAGCGCGTCATATTCGGATTTTGTCATCACGAGGATCGCGTCGATCTGTGCCGACTGGATGCCTCCGCCGCCAGATCCGCCGCCGGAGCTGCGGGCCTCGTTGATGGCGGCAACGAGGTTGCCCTTGTTGTAGGTCTGGAGGTCGTCCAGATCGCCGATCTGCTTCTGCAGCTGCGCCCAGACGGGCAGGGACGGGTCGGCGGTCTCGTCGCCGGATGGGTCCGCGCCGGGCTGGACCTTGCCGAGGCTCACCCAGACGGTCGGCAGGACGACGCCGCTTTCGTCCGCGCCATAGACGCCCACGCGGGCGTGGCGGCCCGGGACGGCGAGAACTTCGTGCGGGACAGGAACAGTATCCCCGTCCCAGTTCGCCGCCAGAACGTCGACGGTGGTCTTGCCGTTCGAGAAGACGGCGGTCTTCGTCAGCCCGTCCCACGCGGGCGAGAAGACGAACTGCACCGTCACGGCCTTGCTCATCCCCGCCGTCAAAAGCTCCGGCGGCGACGCCAGATGCGCGCACGCGCGGGAGCAGTGGATGGTGATCATGCGTTATCAGCTCCTTCGAAGGTCACAAACGGCTCAAGGCACTTGATATCCCCGGCGGAAAGTCGGATATCGAGGTCGAGCGGAAGCGTGATGTGCGGCAGCTCGGGGAGCGTGTCGGCGTCCAGCTCGTTCAGCTCCGCCTGCGGCCGCCCGCTCATGAGCTGTTTTCCGTAGAATTCGAGTGTTGGGTTGAGCCTGGTCGCCAGCATGGCGAGCTGATAGGCCTGCCGGAGCGGCAGGTCCTGTTCGATGAGCTTCTGCAGCGGCTTTGCCGCGAGCGCGATGTCGTATAATTTCATGATGCCCTCCTTAGTTGATGGCTGTGCCGTTGACGGTCAGCTTCCCGGATGAGTTGCACGCAAGGGTGCAGTAGCGGTATGCGCTGTAGTACAGCACGATTTCGTCTCCCCTGACTGTCACGGGATAGCTCGATGTCCCTATCTCAAAGCCGTTCGAGGACGGCGTCAGGGTTTTTGTTTTCAGCTCTAGTGAATTGTATCCGCTCTTGAGTTCTGCGGCGGATACCGTGCCCCACTTCGCGGCGTAGGCCGTCGATCCGTTTTTCAGGAGCACCTGGCCGTCGGTTCCGCCGCTCGGAAGCGTTCCGGCGACGTCGCCCCACGTGCAAGCGTAGTTGGTGGCGCTGGATTTTTTCAGCACCTGACCGGATGTTCCGCCGGTCGGGAGCGCGCCGGTGATGCTGCCCCACTTGGCGGCGTAGTTGCTCGCGCCGTTTTTGAGCAGGACCTGACCATCGGTGCCGCCGGTCGGCAGGATGCCGTCGGGGCTGCCCCAGGTGACGGCGTAGTCGGTGGCGCTGGATTTTTTGAGCACCTGGCCCGTCGTTCCGCCGGGCGGCAGAGCACCGTTGATGTCGCCCCATTCGACGGCGTAGTCGGCATTTCCTGACTTTTTGAGGATCTGTCCGCTCGTTCCTCCGGTCGGCAGAAGGCCGGTGATGCTGCCCCAGGTGAGCGCGTAGTCGTTGTCGGACGATTTTTTGAGTACCTGCCCGGCCGTACCGCCGGTTGGGATCTTCGCCGGCGCGTCCGCGCCGGGGTTGCCGATCGGGAACATGACGACCTTGCTGCCGGACAGTTCTAGGACGGCCACGCGCTGTCCGGCGGCGAAGTTGATGCCGGTGTTGCATTTAAAATGCTTCTCGGTCGGCTCCTCCGCGCCGTCAGGTGTTAGGGTCAGGCCGTCTTCCTCGACCGTCGCAATGACGGCCAGCTGGAACGGCTGCTGCTGTTCTTCGGTCTGCTGCTCTTCGGGTTCTTCGGTGTACAGGCTGTCGACGCCTTCCATTTACGCAATCACCGTCCTTTTTGCAGAGTGTGTCATCAGGCTTCCGGCTGACAGCTGCATCTGCCAGCCGGTCTCGAAATAAATGCCGCCGATGTCGTCGTGCGTGAGCGCGAGGACGTCACCGATGCCGTGACCGGGGTCATTGAGCGTGTAAAACGTGATGGCCCGGGCGGAAAGGAGCGACTCGTTGCGCATGCGGTCGGCGTAGGCCTGCAGCTCCTTCTGCGAGGCGATGTTGTCGACCTTGATGAGCGAGGCGATGCGCATGTTCCGCCGGAAGGTGGACTTGCGCGACTGCGGATTGTCGTTGACAGCCGTTGCGACCATGGGCTGCTCCAGATCCGGGTTGGAGCAGACGCAGATGAAGACGTTCGGCGCGTTGAAGATGTCTTCTTCATCTGAGAAGTTCGGCCCCGGATGCCGGTCCGGAAGGAAGAGGTCCGTCGTGCCGTAGGACCAGTCGATGTTCTGCGCGCTCGGCTCCTGATAGGGCTCGAGACGGGCGACGCCGGAGGCGTCGAACCAGAGGCTGTTGTAGTTGATCTCGGCCAGCAGGTCGTTGACGATGGTCAGGTAGCTCGTGCCGACATCCCAGTCCTCGCGGTCGGTCTGCAGCGTCGCGTCCGACGGCGTCGCAATGACGAGCGCGACGCCGCAGGCGGTGAGCAGCTTGCGGATCTCGGTGAGATAGGACGCACCGGCGGACAGGTGCAGGATGGTCTCGGTGCGGTTGCTGTAGACGCGCCAGCAGCGGTCGTAGGCCTCGACCTCGACGCGCTTCTGACCGGCCGCGCCCTTGATGCTCGGGGTCGCGGCCTGATAGATACCGAGGGGCGTCTCCTGCCCGTCGATGGTCATGACAGGCTGGAGCTCGTCGGAGAGGTAGTCGACCGCGTCGTTGACGAGGAAGGTGCCCTTGATGCTGGTGTGGATTGTCGCGTCGCGGCTGGCGATGATCTGCGGCGGGCTGCCGGTGTCCCATTGGAGGTGGGTGATGGGTGCGCCGTTTCTGAGCACGTCGACGCGGAAGCGGACGTCACGGGTCAAGGGTGATCGCCTCCTCCCGGTTGGTGTGCGAGATGGTGAAGGAATAGCGGCGCATGAACTCGTCGCAGTTGCTCTCGAGCGACGGGAGCGAGCCGATGACCATGTTGCCGTAGCGGTCCTTGAGGCAGACGAGGCGGCCTACAAGGGCCTCAAGCGCAAGGGCGGCGGCCCGCTGCGCGTGCGGCCAGGCGCAGGCGACGGACAGGGCGCGGTCGCGCTGCTCGCTGCGCTCCTCGACGGGGTAGGCAAGGCCCGCCAGATGGACCGTGGAGACCCCGGCCGAGAAACTGGTGCGGTTGGTGCGCAGCTGCGTCTCGGACAGGCGCATCTCGAGCCAGACGCCGGTCTCGAGGTCGCAGATCATGTTGGTCTCGGGCAGCACTTCGACAGTGTCGGAATTGGACACGCCGTAGTTATCGCTTTCGTCGTAGCAGCCGCGGACGCGGTAGGTGACGGAGCCGATGCTGGTGTGGTCGATGTACTGCTTTTGGACGGTGCGGGCGATGGCCACGCCGTCCCGCTCGACGAGGTAAAAATCGTAGCTCCCGGCGGTCTGCCAGGTGAGCGCGGCCTCATGGCCGGCGGTGGCGGTCAGGGTGATGGCCTCGCCCTCGGTGTGTGAAACGGGGAGCGCGGCTGCGCTCCACTCGGACCACATGCCGTACTTGTTCTGCACGCGGACGCGGACGGTGTAGCTGCCGTCGGCGAGGTAGACCGGCGAGCGCCATGCCTTCTCCGTGCCGTAGACCGTGCCGGAGGCATAGCCGCTGGACAGCGTCAGCTGATAGGCTTCCTGCTCGGAGGTCTGCCAGGTGATGCGCGGGCGCGGGCCGGTGGACTGGATCACGATGGACGGGGCCGATGGGGCGTTGATGGCGATAAACTCGGCCTTTTCGCTCCACGCCGAGGCCGTGCCGTCGGTGTTGTAGGTGCGCACGCGCCAGTATTTTGTTCCGCTTGTGAATTTGTTCGCCGGAACGTCGTAATACTGGTTTTCTCCCGCGACGGTCGCAAGGGCGTTCCACGTCGTACCGTCGGCAGACCATTGCAGGTCGGCCTTGCTCTGCGGCGTTCCGGTGGAAATGATGTGCTGCCAGCTAAAGCGGTTGACGATGGTGGCGTCGATGACGATGCCGGATGGGGAAACAGGCTTGGCCGTCGGGGTGACGTCCGTGGTCGTGATCTCCTGCCATGCGGACGTTGTTGTCGTGCCGCTGTTCGCCGTCACCTTTACGCGCCACTCGATCGTCCCGGACGGGAATGTGTTTGCTGGGACCGTGCAGGCGGTCGTCGCGCCGGAGACGCTGATCGTCTTTGAGGTGCTCGCATTTTTTACGCGCCACTCGAAAACTGCGGAGGTTTGCTTTATCTCTGCGAAGCAGACCTGTGAGTCGGCTGTGTCATCGTCACAGCGCCATGTAAACATATTTTTTTCAAATCTGTTTACAAAAGCGCCGTCTGTCGGAGCAAACCCATCCGCTGTTATCCCTACAGTGTCGTCCGAATACTCGCACACCAACGATGGCTTTCGTGTTGACTTTGCGCCGAATATAATCGCCTCGCTTGTCCCTGATTCTCCTCCTCGAAGCGCGACCACAAAGCCATTTCTTATTCCTTGCTGCAGTTCTTCTTTTTTTGATTTGTAATTTTTCAGGTCAAAAACTGCATTTAGCTGTATGATTTCATTCAGAGCCGTCCAGTTTCCGTTTGCTTGCTCCGAGACCCCTGGGAAGGTCTGGTATATCTCAGGCCTTGTCGCATATGTCATTACATCCGCATCAAATTGACTCGCCAACGCATTTACATATGTCCAAATCCCCTTGTATGTAGCGCCGCTTTCTGCTGTTGGCTGTGCATAAAATGCAAGCGTTACTTTTGTTACCCGTTTGAACTTGTATGTGTCGCCCGGCACAGGGAAGTTGATATATACGTTATCCCCTCGCTTAATGTTTCCCGCGTCTCCTGTAAACGGCTCTACGAAAAATTTGTACTGTGTAAGATCCGAATAGTTTGTATTCGGGTGGTTCTTCGCAACTGCTGTCGAGCCGCTTGCCTGCACTGTAAACGTCGGCATTTACTTCGCCCCCATTCTGGTTGTGATGCGTGCGTTTTTGGCGATGCGGAGGATGGTGTCGAGGTCTTCGACGTGGTCGACGTAGACGGTGGTGTTGTAGGTATCGCCGGAGGTGTAGCGGGTCTCGCTGGCCGTCTGGATGCGCGAGCCGGAGGGGAGATAGATCCGCTCGAGGCCGTTTTCGTTGACCCGCGTCCAGCCGCCAGACCAGTTGTCCGTGCCGGCGGCGTTGCCGCCCAGATACCGCCTGCGCCATTCGTCCTCGGTGATACCGAGGGTCGACGAGTCGCCGCGGGCGACGGCATCTTCGTAGGCCTTGGAGAGGTCGGACGCGCTCTGGCCCCACTGCTGCTCGTTGTAGCTGTCGAGCAGGTTCTGGTAGTTGTTTCCGTTGCCGCTGCTGTAGCCGAAGCCCAGCGCATGCTTCATCTGGCCCCAGCCCTCGCTGATGTGGCCAGTGCCGAAGTTGATGACGCCTTTGAGCAGCTCCGCCGCGTCGGCCATGAGCGCCATGACCTTTGCCAGCGGCTGCAGCGCCTTGGTCAGCGCCGGGACGCGGTTGTTGGACAGGTCGGACATGGGATTGAGGATATCGCCGACGGTCTCAAGCATCATGCCGAAGGCGTCGACGATGCCGGAGTCCTTGATGGCCTTGCCTCCGTCCTTGACCATGGTGGTGACGTCGCCGTAGAATTCTTCGAGGTACGGGGCAAACTCGACGGCCAGCTGGTTTTTGACGCCCTCCTGTGTCTTCTGCAGGCGAGAATAGGCGTCGTCGACGCCCTGCAGGGATTTGAGCGCGTCGTTGTCAAGGACATAGCCCATATCATGCGCTTCCTGCGCGTAAGCCCGCATTTTCTCGCCGCCGAGGTCGATGAGCGGATTGAGCTCCTGTGCGGACTCGGACATGAGATCCATAGCCAGTGCGTCCCGCTCGGTCTTGTTTTTCATCTCGCCGAGCGCGTCGATGGTATCGTAAAATACATCCTGCGCGCTGCGGAGGCTGCCGTCGGTGTTTGTAATCTCAACTTTCAGCCGCTTGTACGCCTCGTAGGCGTCGCCCGTACCGGTCGCGGCCTCCTGCATCTTGTTGGTGGTTTCCTTGAGGCTGTCCTTGATACGGTCAAAGGAGACGTCCGTGAGGTCTGCCATGTAGTTAAGCTCCTGCACGGAATCGGTCGTCGTGCCGGTCACGGATGCGAGCGTCAGCAGATCGTCCGCATTCGAGGCGGCTTCCTTCGTCATGGAGATCAACGCTTTTTCCGCCTTGACGATCGCCGCAGCGACGGCGGCAAATCCGCCCGCAACTGCGACTGTCGTAGTGTCGAGCTGCAGCATGCCGTTCATGGACGTTTTCATGCTGTCCGGCAGCTGAATGCCAAGCTTGGACGTCAGTCCGTTCACCACGTCGCCGAGGTTGCCCATCTCCTTGCCGGATTCGGCGATCTTCTGCTTGTTCTCATCAAACTGGTTGTTGAGGTTGTTCAGCTCAGCCTCTGCGTTGTTGAGGCTGGTCTGCCACTGCATGGTGCGCTTGTCTGCCTCGCCGTATTTCTCGGCGGACTGCTGCAGGGCGGCACGCAGATACTCGATCTTTTCTGTCTGCGTGGAGATCTTGCGCTCGAGCACGTCGTTTTTGGCGTTCAGTGCCTCGACGCTGTCGGCGTTCTGCGCGTAGGCCGACTGCACCTTGCGCATCTCCGAGTCCAGCACCTTCATGCCGCTGCCGATCTCGGAAATGGCCTGCTTGTATTCTTTTTCGCCCGAAAGCGTAAATCTTGTGTTGATATTTGGCATATTACGTGCCTCCGTTGATGTAGGCCGAGAGGCTCTGCGGCTCTTCCGGCTTTTTGGGCGGCTCCAGTGCGTCAAGCAGGAGCGTCAGGCGGCGCGGGGACATGGTTTTCCAGAAATCCCGCTCCGGCAGATGCAGCCGGAAGAGCCAGATTGCGAGGAAGCCGGGGAAATCAAAGCCCAGCTGCTTCGGTTTCCCCGGCGGTGTCAGTTTTTTTCGTCTTCCTGCGGTTTCGTTTCGGCCCCCGCGTTCTTCAATACTTCGGCCCGGACCAGCGGATAGATCAGCTTTCCGGCCTCTACAGTCTGCGTGAGCGTGAGCTTTCGGCCCAGCTGCTTCCGCGTAAATACCAGCGGCAGTCCGTTCTCATCGGTGATCCCCTGTGAATCCGCTGCGTCCGTCAGCATACCGGCGAGAAACGCCAGCGTACTTTTGATCCCATGGATCCGATCCAGCGCCTGCACGAGGTTTCCATCGTATTCGTCCTGCACGTATGCGATGGCGTTCATGTTGCAGGTCAGCCGGTACACCCGGCCTTCAAATTCATAGTCTACGGTTTCGAGCTTGGTCGTCTCCATCAGGTCTCACCCAACTTTCCCTTGATCCATGCAACGGCCTCCGCCGCGGTGTCGACGGTTTCGGTCTCGAGCAGCAGCTCGTCGGCGGAATCGTCCGCGAGGAATTCTCCGGTCGTGGTCGGCGTGTTGAACTGGATGTTCTCGCCCTTGGTCTGATAGCTCATCGAGGGCGGGCCGAACAGCGCTTTCGGCACCCAGATGCAGGTGTACTTGGTTACGCCGTCGATTTTATCCGGCGCGTAGAAGCCGACGCCGACATAGTTTGCGATGTCTTTTGCCGAGAATTTCAGATTTTCCTTGCTCGTATCGGATGTGCAGCCGTAGAGCATGGCCTGTGCGGCTCTTTTGATGTACTTGACAGCCAGCGAGATCGTGCCGCCGGTGGCAAGCTTGATATACTCGGCAAGCTTGGATTCCGCGTACAGGCGGCCCTCGGCGAACTTGAGTTCCAGCTGCGCGCTCATGGCGTCGCCGACGTCGGTCGGCTCTGTGTAGGTCACGGTGCCGGACGTGTTTTTATACTTTCCCGCCCGGATGCCGCGTAAGTCAAAACTAGGCATTTACAATAGGCCCCTTTCTTTCAGCTTTTGTGTAAGGATCTTTTCGAGCTCCGCGTTTACGCGCTTCTGCGCGTTCCTGACGCCCTTTGTCCAAAAATAAGTTCCTGTGATCTGCCCGTACTCCTTCGCGCGGCCGTAATTCAAAACAAAAAGCACGGTCGCCCTGCGCGTTCCGTGCTCGTTTTTGCCGACTGCGGTGATGGAGATGTACGGGTCTCCGTTTTTGTCGCGTTTGATGGTTTTGCGGTATTTCACGCTGGATGCATATGCCTCGGTCTGAAACCCGCTCGCCTTTACCATTTTTTGCAGTTCCTCGACGATGATATCCCCGGCGGCGTACAGGAGCTCCTGCTGCATGTCCTCATCAAAAACATTCGCTTTCTGGAGCGTGGCCATGAGCTCGTCGACACCGGTGATGGAGATGTTAGCCATAGGCTGCGCCCTCCGTCTCGGCGATGAGCGCGATCTGCGTGCGGCCCGTTTCCTTGTCGTAGGTCTCCATGTCGACGGTAGCAATGTAGCCTGCGGCCTCCAGCGCGGCTTTTACGCGCTTTAAAAGCCCGGCGGCAAAGCCCTCGGCAAAGATGGAAACGGCGTACTGCACGCCGGTCTCGGCCTCTGCGCCCTCGGCGTAGAGCTGCCCGGACTGGCCGAGCAGCTGATAGGTGATGTAGGTTTCTTCTCCGCCCTTGTATGGCGGGTGGCAGACCGGGACGCCCAGGTCTGCCATCGCCTCATAGATCATCATGCGCCGTCCCTCCGTTTGCAGGTCAGCTCTACCTCTTCCGTCTCCGCGCCGTAGCTGCGGACGACGTCAAAGACGTCCGAGCCGCAGGTGAGCTGCTGCTCGCCGCCGTACTCCGCGCTGTGCATGCGGAAAATTGCGTCCGTGCGCCTGCCGGCTTGCGCGGCCTGGTAATACTCGGCGCGGTTTACGGACTTGCGGGCAGCCCAGACGGTGGTTTCTCGCTCGAGCTTTTCCGTCGTCTGGCCGTTTACGATGGGGTAGGAGAACAGGCGCAGCGTGATCTGCGTGTCAAAGATCACAGCAAGCACCTCCTGCTCCGCCGCTGGCTTGGACTGCCCTGTAATCGTCGGACAGCCCCATAGCGTCGCGGATATCTGCAAAGCAGGTCTTCCATTCCTCGCCCCGGCCGCAGAAATCATGCTGCCAGCGGACGTAGGCGCGGACGGCGTCCTTTACAAGCGGGTCTTCCTCCGCGCCGTCCGCGCCTGCCAGATGCAGGCGCAGAAGGCAGGCGTCGACCTCGTCGGCGAGCTCATCGTCAAGCGCAGTTGTGGTCAGCCGCAGGGCGGTTTTTGCAACGTTGATCAAAGCCATTGGTTATCCCTCCCTGTTGGCCGCGCTCCGTCAGGCTTTCTTCTTGGTCAGCGTGACGAGGCTGTTCTTGTCGACTACCTTGCCGTCGACAAGCGCCAGCGCGACGGTCACTTCATCGTCGGTCTCGTTGTCGGTGTAGTGGCGGAAGGTCATGCCAAGGTTTTCGTTCCAGAGGTAGTCCTTGAAATCGAAGATAAAGGCAAAAATCGTGTCTGCGGTCACGCTTGCGGTGAAGGACGGCAGATAGTCGCCGACAAGGACGACCTCGCGGCCAAAGAGCGAGTAGACCGGCTTGCCACTGAGTCCATAGTTGACGCGGGCGACGGGCTGCTTCTTGTCGTCCACCATGCCGACGATCTGCTCGAAGAAAGTCTTCTTCGACATGCACCAGACGGCGTCCGCGTCGTAAGCCTGCGGCAGCGCGGCCTCTGCCTTGACCAGATCGGCGTATGCCAGCGCGGTCGTCGCGGCGGCGATGTCGATGTTCTGCCCGGTCGGCGCGGTTTCCTTGGTAATACCCTTCGGCTGGCCGGAGCCGGAGCCGCTGATGATGGACTGCTCCTCGGCCTTGACCATGGCCTCTGCCACGTTGGCGACAAACTGCGATTCGAACATCGGGTAGGTCACGATGGAGACCTCGAGCGACATGGAGATCGCGCAGCGCAGTTTGTGGTAGGCAAACGTGATGGAGCCGATCGCCTTCTTCTGCTTGTCGGAGCCTGTGCCCTCGGCAACCCAGGAGGCCGTCGGCTTGGCCGAGCTGGTCGGGACGGTCACGCCGCCCTTGTAGGACGTGTGCGTCACGCGCGGCAGGATCATGCCGGTCGCTTCGATCTTCTCGTAGATCTTCTGCAGCGTCGTGGTCGGGATGGCCGCGCCAACGTCGGAGGTCTTGGTGTTTGCGTCCACGTTGGTCAGCTCTGCCGGGATCTTCTTGCCGGTCAGGACGTAGTTCATGAAGGCCCGCTTGTACTCGTCGGTGTCGTACCGGTCGAGCACGTCCGGAGTCTTTGCCGTGCCGGACAGGTCGACGGACTGTGCCGCCGCAGCCGGTGCCGCAACCTTCTGCCCTGCAAGCGCGTTGAGGTTCGCCTGGATCTTGGCTTCCTCCTCAAACTTGGCGTCGAGGGCCTCGATTTCTTTCATCTTGGCCTGTGCCTCTGCGGTCTTGCTTTCGTCCAGCAGCTTCTGGGCGTCGTCCATAAGCTTCTGGCGCTGGATGTTGTAAATTTCCTTTGTCATTTCAATTCTCCTTTGAGTTTTAAAAATTTCAGTTTTGCTTCTGCCTGCGCCCGTTCGGGCATAAAAAAATCAGGCTCTGCGGCCTGACCTTTTAAAAAGTTTTCCGCGCGCCGGAGCGCGTCTTCGCTGAGCATGCCAGAATAAAAATCCGCCGCCAGCGGTTTCTGGCCGTTATCCGGCTGCATGACGCGGTCGATGAGGCCGAGTTCTACGGCCCGCTCCGCCGTGACCCACGTCTCAGCGTCCATCATGGCGGCGATCTCCGCCTCCGGCCTGCCAGTCTTGGCGACGTAGGCCGATATAATGGCGTGGTTGGCGTCGCGCAGGACGCCCGCGGTGTGCTCCATCTGACGGTAATCGCCGTCGGCGCTGGACTGGACGTTGTGGATCATCATCATGCCGGTCGGCGTCATTTCCGACTCGCCCGCCATGGCGATGATGGACGCGGCCGAGGCCGCAAGGCCGACGATGCGGATGTGGACGCCGCCCTCGTAATTGCGCAGGGCGGTATAGATCTCGCTCGCGGCGAAGATCTCGCCGCCGCCGGAATTGATCTCGACCTCTGCCCGCTCACCGTTTCCGGATGCAAGCGCATCGGCTACGGATTTAGGGCTCGTCGCCTCCATGCCGTACCACTGATAAAAGCGGTGCTGGTTGCTGGACACGATTGGCCCGCGAATGCTGATCTTCATGCGGTTTCATCTCCTTTCTGCGTGGTGTTCCGATCGACCGGCTGCGTGTCCAGCCTGCGGATCGGCTTGTCCCCGCCGTCGACCGGCGCGAGGTTAAAGGCGCGGCGCCATTCGTTCGGCGTCAGCGCGCCTCGGTCGACCATCTGCAGGAGGTTGAGCTTGGTCGAGGTCGAGGCGAAGTCCCACGCGGACGCCTCAAAGACGATGCGGTTGCCGCAGCCGCGCTCGCGCCGGGAAAATAGCTTGCGGGTGTACTCGCCGCTGAGCTGCTTCAGCACCGGCTCGATCTCGGCGTCAAAATAGGCGTTCTGCTCATCCTCCGTCGCAATGGATGTGACGATGTGCGGGTTGGTATTAAACAGGGCATAGATGCGCTGCGTGGTCTTATCCATCTGGGCGGCGTTTGGGACGTAGTCCTTGGGGTCGATCTGCTTGGCCTCGGCCTTTGCGTCGACGGCCGCGACGCCCGTTCCGTTAGTCACGTTCAGAAAACTGTCCGCGAAGTCTTGCGCGCGCTTCTTGATATCCTCCGAGCGCATGGAGGATGCGAACATCAAAAGCCAGCGGATGACGGCGCTATTCCGGATGGCCTTTACAATGCCCTGGTCCGTCGTGGTGACGATCTCCATCAGCGGCACAATGGCCGGAGCAATGGGGTCGCCGAAGATGTCGTTCTCGTAGAAATCCCCGCGCAGGTGGATGATGTCGTCATAGGCAAACGTCAGCACATTGCCGTTCTGCATGTAAAATTTCAGGTACAGATTCCCGCCAGCGTCATAGACTGCATCTGCCTGCATGGCCGCGACCGGGAAAATGGCGTTCGGCAGGCCGTTTTCATCCCGGAGGATCACGGCAAACGCGTTGTTGTTGAGGACCAGCTGTGCGGCCAGCTTTTCCTGCAGCATCTGGCCGGTCATGTACTGGTTCGGCTCTTCGAGCAGGAAGCGGATGTACGGCTCCGGGTTGACGGCGATCTTTCGCGTCTGGGCGGTGATGGTCTCCCGGATGTGCTTGGCCGTCAGCTTGCCGATGGCCTTGATCTTGGGCCGGATGCAGGCGCGGACGATGTCTGACTGATACATTTTGCCGTTGTAGCTGTAAAAGCCATTCCCGCGCTCCTGCACCATCTGGACGGTCGAGACGCGCTTGGTGGTCGTGATATTCGTCAGGAGGTTTTTCAAAAATCCCATGTTTTCACTCCTAGAGCATACTGGTGTATTCCGCCTGCTTCTGGTCGTAGATCGTGTAGGCGTCGAGCAGGGCCGCCGTGCCGTCAATGCGGCGCGTGGACTTGCTCGTTTTGTGCGGCTGAATATTGCCGTTTTTGTCCTCGTCATAGGCTGTGTTTGCGAGGTTCCATTTGTCGATCGGGTGGTTATTGTAAATAATGCGCTTGGATTCGAGGTCGTTTCCGCAGCGCTTCATGGGCTCGGACAGGGTCTTGACCCCCTGATGCACGGCGATCATGGCCTCTTTCCCGAAATAGTCCGCCATGCTGTCCACCCAATAAGACGCAGACCACGCATCATACCCGATAAAGGGGATAAAAATATCGAGGTCTTCCTGCACCTCGATGAACCATGCTTTGACGTCCTCATAGCGGATCTTGTTTCCCTCTGACAGTCGGAGCAGCCCTCGCTCATGCCACTTGTCGTAGGGGATCTTGTCCTCCGTGACGCGCTTTTCCAAAAGGTCCTGCGGCAGCCAGTACATCTGCAGCACAAACAGGATCTCCGGCAGCTCCGGCACTTGGAACAGCACCTTTGCCGCCGTCAGGTCAGTGGTCTTGGAGAGGTCCGCGCCGCCGATGCCGTATCGCGGGTAGGAAAGCACGCGCTCCTGCGTCTTGCCGTCCGCCATGTAATGCTGCCAGATCAGGCGGCGGTTTTCCCTGTCGAGCTGGAAGGTGTCGCGGTTGTCCAGCTGCTCAAAGTTGAGCCAGGCTTCGCTGGAAGTCTCGCGGATGTTGAAATCCTTGCAGACGAGGTTGCGGACGAGGCCCGGGTTTTTCTCCGCCCGCTCGACCCGCTCTTTCAGCGCCGTGTAGCTCTTGATCGTCCCAAGGCCGGGGTTGGCTTTCTTCCAGCAGGACGGGTCATTCCACTCGCTGCGCTTGTCGAGCTCGTAAATAAACGCGATCCGGCGCGGGTCGTGGTACCCGTCCGGATCTTCGTAGCCGTTGATGATGCGCTCGGCCTCTTCGTATTTTTCGTCGTAGATGTCTTCTCGAATGGTGCCGGCTGTGGAGGTGATGAATCGCAACGGCTGCGCGCGGGCCTGATCGCCGTCGGCAACGATGTCGTACAGCGGTCTGCCGTTTTTCCACTGATGGAGCTCGTCCATCATGGCCCCGTGGATGTTGAGGCCGTCGAGGGTGTCACTGTCAGAGGATAGCGGCTTGAATACGCCGTCGTTATAATCGCTGTCCACCTCGCCGACCAGACAGCGCGTCCGTTTGCGCAGCGCCGGTGATTTCTGCACCATGCGCTTTGCTTCCTGCCAGATGATCTTCGCCTGGTCTCGCTTGGTGGCCACGGCGTAGACCTCCGGGCCTGCTTCGCCGTCCGCCAGCTGCAAATACAGGCCGACGCCGGAGGCCAGCAGCGATTTTCCGTTCTTCTTGCCGACAATGAGGATGGCCTCTCGGTACTGGCGGTTGCCCTCGATGTCGATAAACCCAAAGACAGTCGCGAGCAGCGCCTTTTCCCAGAGCTCCAGCTTGACGAGCTGTCCGCCCGCTTTGCCCTTGGAGTGGTGGCAGTAGTTCTCAAAAAACTCGAGGACGTGGTTGGCGCGGCGCGGGGAATAATAAAACTCGGAATCCGCGTTTTCAAGCTGCGCGACCACATGTCTGTAGGTCTTCTGCACCTTGAGGCTCACCGTTTCACGTCCGGACTGGATCGCGGCCCAGTATTCGAGGATCGGATTGTACGTTTCTGGATAGCGTGTCACAGCTCGTCACGCTCCCGGACAAAGCTTGCGAAGCCGTCATCCTCCTGCTTCGGCGCGGTGTCCGGCTTCGGTAGGAGCGCCGTGAGCTGCTTGATGATCTTCTGGTAGTTCGCGTTCGTGGAGTTGTACGCCTGCCCGATCGGCCGGGCGCGGTCATAGGGCTCGAGCCGCTCCGACTGCTGGAATTTCTCCGTCCAGCCGTTTTCCCGCAGGTCGTCCGCCATGTCTTCGCACTCGATGCGCATAAAGGCCGCCTGATCGATGAGGCCCGCGACGGTCCCGGCCGCTTCCTTCGGCAGATTCCGGTAAAGCTTTTTCAGGCGCGCTTTCTCCGCGCGGATCCGCTGTTCTTTGGTTTTTTCCCGCTGATTCGCCACAGAAAACGCCTCCTTTTCGCGTGATTTTTTCCGTCTGTCCGCGCGTGCGCGTAGATTACTTATCGCCGCGCTTTTGTAGGGGGGCCTCGCGAACGTCCTGCGTATTCTTCCGAGGTAGGGCGTGCGTACGTACGGCGCGCAAGGGTGAGAAAGCGGATATTTGTGTAGTGAATACC